ACATTGATACATAGGATAGCACTAAGGCTGTATCTCTTTGCGTAAGTAATCCCACCTCCCATATCCTGGAGAGCGTTTGTTCCTTTGTTGCCTGACATTGGAGAAAATGGCATCATTGATGTTCTAAATTCGCCACTTGTATGGTAAATTGTAGTGGAAAGGAAGTCCCCAGTCATATCCTGGCATATTACAAGACCGCACTCGATAAGCATAGGTCTAATAGTTACAAGTAAATTATCTAAGGTTACATACCCATTTTTTAAGTGAGCGTTTTTGCCATCTTTTTTAAGACTTGCATTTTGGAATAACCCTTGAAATTTTACAAGGGCTTTAACCAGTTCTGTGATTGTCTCACTTTGGATCAAATGTTCATTTACGTTTTTCATAATTTGGTAATTTTATTGGTTATTTAATTTTTACTAAACATTGTTTTTGGTCCGCATAGATTTTGTAGAATCTAAAGTCTTCATAATGATCCTCAGATAGTTCCTCTTCGTGACCTATTGACTGTAAGAATTCAGTCTTGTCATCATTGGTAAGGTCTTCAAAGTATAAGTCAACTGCTTTGAATTCTCTCACATATTCGAACATACGATAAGTGTGTCCTTCAGTTTCGAATACACAATTCTTGGCATTTTCGCCAAATACCTCTAATAAAACTTGCTGTAAATTGTAAGAAAGATCGATAAAATGTCTCATAATAAATTGATTTGTATTGGTTAAAAATGTAATAACGAATACAAATATAAACTTATTTTTACATTTATCAAATCTTTTGAGAAAAAATATTTATATATTTTAATCCTGGTATTGGTCCCTAAGAAGTTTAATTATTTGCTCCTTATCTCTGATCGTTGTTTCCAACTTTGTGTTATTCTTTTCAAACATTGACCGTATCTCTTCCAGGTGTTTATAATGGTCATCACGGATGTTCTGTTGCTCTTTTAAGAATGTTGCATTTAAGTCTTTCATCTGTTCCTTTGTGTCTCTTAACCAAAAGTATAAAACAGCAGGGACCCCAAAACTGCTTATAATTTTAATAATTTCAACTTCGCTTATAATGCCTCCAGTGAACAAAAGTAATGCAGCACCTGAAACAACATCGACCATTCCGTGATGACTCATATAAAAAGTTTAAGATAGGTTATCAATAGTTAATCCGAATAAAGATGCTAAAGAGTAAGCATCAGTTGCCATATCACCATTTACAATAGTATAGCCACATTCAAACAATGTGATATTATTATTGGCATCCAATGAAACGTGTATAGAAAAGTTGTCTACATATTGGCAGAAATCCATATTCAACGTGTGTTGTTTGCCATTGATATTTATCTGATCTCCACTGATTAAAATCTCTTGTAATAATCTCATACTCATATTGCTTTATTTAATATAACATTTACTAATCTTAATGTAGTGCTATCCGCTGCATTACCCAACTGAATAGCCACAATGATATACTGATTTTGTGTCCAGTCGATGCTAACATCACTGGCAGCAACAGTAGACAATGAAGCACTATCTGTTAAGGCTCCAGAAGTAGCAGCAATAAAGTTTGTTGTTGCCCCATCGACATTGGCAGTTCTTTCTACTAAAAAGAACCTACCATTTAAGTTCGTAGTTGCATAAGTCGCTAATAGTGTTGCACCACTTAAACTGGCAGCAGTATTGATATATAATCTTACTGTTGGATTGGCCGCTGATCCTGCAGGTTTAGTGAACTTTGTCGCAATTTGTAACCCATCACCAGTTCCAACTTTATTTGCATCAATCAGTTTGGAATATACTAAGGTATTATTTGTTGTACCAGTATGCGTTGTATTGGGAGAGGCTTGTGCTAATAATTGTATTTTTGGTACTGTATTCTCCCATCTTAAAGTTGATCCGTTGTATTGTAATATTTCGCCATTCGCTAAAGTTGTAGGATAAGCAACATCGTGTAATTCGCCTAATTCCCAACCATTCATAACTTTTACATATATCTTACCGTGATTAGCGTGAGCGTACTCAACATAACCAATAACAACTATATGCTGTGGTGCTGTAGGCTTAACATTAGTTATTTGTCCTGCTATTGTAGGTGATAGATATAAGACATCGCCATCAACCCAAGTTTCTCCTTGTAAACTGCCCGTAGTATTTATATCTTCCAACTGGCCTACTGTTAATATAAATCCTTCCTGGTTAGTTGCTATTGTTTCCGTAACCAATCCAATTGTGTCAGAACTATTATTGTCATTATTTGCTTGAGCCAAAGAAACTGCCAATCTTTGTCCTTGAGCACTACTTACTCTTACCGCCTGGTATGCTGCTTTAGTTAATGTAGTATTTGGCGTAACCTTATTGACTACCCTTGCAACTAAATCGATACCATTTTTTAATTTAACACTACCACCTTTTAAGCCTAAGTCCAAAGTGCCATCAGTATCATTCCATACCAATTGACCTTCAGATGCTGTATCAGTAGTGCCAGTATTAAAATCAAGTTTATCGACATCAACAATATCAAGGTTTCCTGCTGAATTGCCAACAGTTAAAACTTGCGTAAGATTCTGTGATCCACCACCGCCAGTTACCCTAAAAAAAAAAGAGTCAGCCAATAAATCCAACAAATCGTAAGCATCTCCAGAGAATGGAACAACGGCAGCAGGTTCTATCTGTGTGCCAGTCACTTCAGTAGTTACAAGCGTTGTAATTTTGTCGCTATTCGCATAAACATCGACAGTAGTATCAGAAGTCCATTGAATAAAAGAATCGCTTACAAGGCGTTTAATTACGTTTCCTGAATTATCCTTTAGGATAACATTGCCATTGGTTAATTTAACTATAATCATTTTAATAGAATATTATATTTGTTGAATTATTCTTTTGTCTTTTACAAGTTCTGCAGAAACCATACATACCATAGGATCCACAATTACACCAGTGACTATTGTTACCACAGCCACACTCATCCTCGCAACTTCCACAACTATTGCAAGGGCAGTGCTTACTATTGAATAAAGGATAAGAGGCTTTATTTTGACAAAGATAGTCCTGGATAATATCTTTTAAATTTTCCATTCTTTGCATCATTGTATCCTGCATAAACTTTAAAGCACTCATACCACCATTCTGTGCAAATTCACTGTCATTTTGAAATATACCTTTACTCGTAACATTCATAACAATAAATGGTAAAGCCTCATACCAAACGATATATGAATTAAATCTCAATAGGTATAAGGTCCACAATGTTTCATAGTTAGGATCAGTTGGAAATTTATCAACTAAAGGACCAGCATCTGGATTGTAGTTACTCACTAAAGTGTTTTGATTAGCGACCATATCATTATATAATGCACTTCCTAACAGATGTATCAAATGTCTTTCCTCTGCACTCTGTATGTGAGGAGAAATCTGATTGATGTCAAACCTTGCGTTCACTGGAGCCGCTCGATAGATACCAGTATTTACTACTTCTTGTGGTTTAATTAGTTGCATCTTCTATTGTGTTTTGTTCTTGTTGTAATGGAGCAAATCCCAATTCCGCTCTTTGTTCGTCTTGAGTCAATACCTTATCAATTGTCAAATCTGCCATAAATGATACTGGAGTAGGTTTAGCAATATCCAAAGCAATATTGGTCCAGTTGTATCCTAACCAAATACCAGCATCCTGAATAACTGGATTTAAAAACTTACCCAAGAACATCCTTTGCATTGGTCTGATAACAGTATTGTAAACAATCTCGAATTCAGATCGTATCATTTGATTACTTCCCAAACTACCAGGCTGTCTCAATCCAGTCAAAGCAATAGTCCATCTATGAGCACTCACTATGGCCTCTTGTGCCATCTTTTGTAATTGCAAGAATTCGCCTTCGTTTTGATTAGACAATATCTGTACATCTGCTTTATATGTCTCATCTCTTAATGCCTGGATAAACATTTTGCTATTGTTACCAGTACCAGTAAAGCAGGATTTCATTGCAGCGACTAATTCTTGAGCCTCTTCTTGATTTGTCGAACCATATAAATTAACGATAGCAGAAGGAGTGAAACCATTTTCGAACTTGGATTGGTTAAATTTAGGTATTCTGTATTCGATTTCTGCCCATATTTTAGCAGCAACCCATTCAGGTAACCCCCAATACATCAATGTACTATCGTAATTCTTTAGATGGAAGATTGATTTTTCTACACCGTCAATCACTTCGAATTTTGGAAAGATAGGATAGTCGATTGGTGCTTCGGGAGTTATGTACCAGGGCTGTTCAAATTCGCTTGTAACACCTATATGAGTTGGATTTAACTGATACCTTCCTGCTTTTTTTGGTCTACACCAGGTGATCGGTAAAAGTCTAAGTTGATATTTTCTTGTATTACCAACCTTTATCTTAGAAATCTCGATAAAAGCATTTCCAAAGTTATTAAAATCTGTAATAATTTTATTCGTAAGTTCATCAATGTTTTCCCCTTCGGCATTTACTTGTTTTAAAAAATTATTTAACGTAAGTTCATCGACAATATCTAAATTTTGTTCTTGGATTTTCTGTTTTCTTATCGATGGGAGTGGGTCCATTGTCGCAGCAGCAACACTATAATAGCCATCACCCATAAAGTAAGATACCTTTTGCTGAATGATTGATGCCGTTGTGCTTGAATTATTACAAATGGCTTGAATTCTATCCAGTGCCCAAAGGTCATAAGTCTGGAAAGGAATATATTCAATTACAGATTGATCTAAAAATCTCTTTGTAGGTTCTGCAAATATGTCATCCGCTAAGAATGGAGCAAGGCCTAACTGAACAGTAGTATAGGCATTAACATTCGGGACCGATTTCTGTGAAATCTGTGTATTTTGGCGTTGTGTCTTGACTCTCTTCTGTTGTCTTGGCGTTGTCATACTGCTTGTTTTTTACTTTTTTAGTTGTGGTAATATAATCTACTCCTAAGTGATAAAGATGTTCCAATTGTTCTTGCGTTGCATCCTTTAATACTACCTTAAATTTAGCACAATATGCTGTATTATTCAAAAATGACTCTTTAACTTTAAACATAGTTTTTAAATTTTGAAAAGGGATGCCACTAATACTAATAGCACCCCTTTAATGTATAGAAATCCAAGAGAAATATTAAGGAATTACAGTCGCAGAAGCCAATGGATAGGCCTGGATAGTAGTTCTCGCTGTAATTGTTACAGTTGCCTGGTTCTGATCATTGATAGCAGTACCAGTTGTAGTCTCAACATTTGTCAATTGAGCAGGAAAACCGATACCAGCATTTGTCAAAGAATTAGTAGTTCCCCAAATCCATCTGCCACCACCATTTTCAACGTGGATAACTACGAATCCGCAGCAACAAGCCTGAAGTTCAGCAATAGCATCTCTCGTGTCTTGTGAGTGACAAGGAAAAGTGCCTACTAATGTTTGATTGATAACAGTATTACAGTTTGTTCTTTCTAATGTTTCAGTCCAAGAACCAGTCTCCTGGTATGGAGTAAATTCGTAGAAAGAAGCACCACCCACCATTGTAATGACAGTTACTTCCCCACTAACAAAAGTAAGGGAAGCGACATCGTCAATACTTGCCAGGTAGAACTTATCCAAACCTCCAGCACAAGATGTGGAGCAGGAAAGTGATAAACCATTTGTTAAGCAAGACATATTATATGTTTTTTATTTTGTGAAAAAATTTTAGTACGCAACAGCCATCAATTCATTGAACTTGTAGTTGAAACCAAGATAGAATTTGATTTTTGCTTTCAATTTATCTTCAGTTTTGTCAAACCAAGCATCGAATTGATTTTGGAAGTTGTTGATGTCAGTACCTAACACCAAGTTCTTTCTTTCTGTGTAAAGAACGTAGTTAGCATCAGAGATACCTTGATAAGCCTGAGCATATCCTTGCCAATCGTACATAGGCTTAACTTCAATACCATTGAATGATAAAGCAGAAGCACCGTTCATCTGTAGTTCCAAGTGCATATTTGAAGATACACCTGCATTTTGAAGGTCTTTCAAATATTGTCTGTAAACATTAGCAGAAACTAAGAATACTTTTGATCCTTCAGGAGTTGCTTGAAGTACGTTAGAAGCGTTTTCGTAAACAGCGTTCAATAAGTCAATACCGTCACCTGCAGTCAATGGTGTACCAGAGTTAGAGTTGATGTAAGGAATCATATTGGCAGCAACCAATTGTGGAATATAAACAGACCACATACCGTCAACAAAATTGATGTCAGTGTTACCAGAAGCCTTGTCTCCAAAGAATGCACCCAAAAGAACATCTTTCTTAACACCTTGTACCATTCTTTCAAGTAAAAGGTCCATAAATATAGTACCTGCAAGGTCATCCATAGCAGTACCTTTTTTCATTAATTGCTTGTATACAGTATCAGCGAATTCGTCATAGCATAATTCAACATTAGCCTTTACCAATTCAGTCTCGATACATCTGTCAAAAATTGCAAAGTTACCTTTAGGAGTCCAACCACAAGTGTTTGTGTTTTGAAGTAAGTTAACCATAGTGTCAGCATAAGCAAGATTTTGCTTCTTGTTTACTAATACCATAGTGTCAAAGATTTCTTCAACATTAGCGTCAAAGAATATCGGTTTTAGCAAAAGTTCTTGTGCTTGTGAACCGATTAAGTTTATTGCGAATTGTCCGCTTTCTACAGTTGCCATATTTTTAATTATGATTTTGTAAGTGATTAAATAAGATTAAAGAGCAGGAGGAGTGAATGTAGTGTCGATTTCAGCAGTTGAACCATTAGTTCCCAAAATGGTAGTGTTTACTGTCTGCATACAAGCACAAGTAACAAATGTCTCACCACTCTCTTCAGCAGTGATAGCCACTTGCCAAGTACCACCGAAAGTTAAGCCTGAAGCATCAACAGTGATAGGACCAAATGGAGAAGTAGTGTCTACACTGGAAGCAAAGTTACCATAACCATCAGTTACAGTTACTTTGATGTATCTCAATCCAGCAGAAGGAGAGGTGATCGTAGCAACCAGGTCAGTTCCATCAACTTCCAAAGCCACAACAAATGTGAAAGGAGTTGAGCAACAGTCACCTTGAGTTTTCAAAGTTTCAGCATTACCAGGATTGGCAGTAGGGTTTGTTGGTGCGATGTAGATACTTTCAGTAGCACCATTTACGAAGTTATTATCTAAATTGTAAGGCATTTTTTTTAGATTTTAATTGTGAATAATTAGCGTTTAAGAATTTGCTTCATTACGAATTGTCCAGCAGCGTGGATTTGTTCGTGTTGAAGTGATTTTACTTTTGGAGAGTTGTTTTCAACTTTACCGCTTACAGTCTTTGCTAAAGCGTTAGCCATAACTTCCTCCTTTTCTTTGGTCATACCTTCGATTTGTTCAGTCATAGCACCCATTTTGGTTTCTAATTCTGCTAATCTTTTGGTAAGTTCCTCAATCATTTTGTCTTTTTCCTCAACGACTTTGTCCATATCGTCAAGTTCTTGATTTTTCTCTTCCTCTCCTAAAGAAATTTCCTTTTCGATTTCAATCTCTTCTGCTCTTACAGAAAGACCTAATGCTAAGGCTATCTTTTCAACGAGTGATTTGTTTTCGTTCATAAGTTTCACTTTTTTTGGAATGTTTTTAAATTTATTAATAGAGTCAGGTCTTAATGAAGCAAAGGCCAAAGTTTCCAATTTCTTGTCTTTTGGCTGCTCTTCAATATAACCGTCAATAAAGCCATAGTTGTAAGCCTCTTGTGCAGTCATCCAGGTTTCTGCTGTCATCATTTCAGCGACCATTTTCTTAGTCTTTTTAATATCCCCATCGACTAACTTACCTGAATTCTTAATCTTTGCGACATAGATGTTCAACATCTGCTCATCTACCTTTTCATACAAGTCAATCATTTTCTGCATCTCTTCCTTATTCCCCATAGACATTCCCCAGCAATTATGAATCATAAAGAATCCATTCTTACTCATAAGAGATTTGTCCGCCGCCAACATTACAACAGTAGCAATGGAAGCAACAATGCCAATACCTTTAGCAGTAACTTCACCAGGATAAGAAGATATAAGGTCCGCCATAGACAAACCTTCGAATACATCGCCACCCTCACTTGAAATATTTAAAACCA